GCAGGTATTCCGGCAAACATACAGAAAGCACTTGACGGATTGAACCCACAACAAAAAGCAGAACTTGTAAAATTATTGTAAGGAAGTACAATGAAGTTAGGTGAAGTAACACAATACAATTTAAAATCCCAAACAATACTTGCAGAAGGTTGGCAAGACCTTAATGAAGCACAACGCATATACGTTGGCAAATGGGAAAGAGATGTTTGGCCATTGGTTGAAAGCATCAATCATATATTTGAACAAACACTTGATGCAAAACAGATTGATGGAATCTTTACTAACGCAGAAAAAGTTGCCATTGACAGTGGTGACAACAAAACTGCATTAGGTAAAGCAGGACAAGTTGTAGGTGCTCAAGCCAAGAAACTTCAAGATCAAATTGATCAATTACTTAAGGCCGCACAGGATAGCGGACCAGTAAAAAACTTTGATGCACAATTTGAAAAATTAAAAGCAAATTTAAGAACAAAATTAGAAGGCAACCCAATGGGCCAGAAGATCATGACTATGGTCGATGGCTATGCCGACTTTGCAAAAGGTAATCCAGCCAAGGCGGCTTTTGTAATTGGAGCAATGACTTCAGTACTTGCATTTGCAAGTGGTGGTATTGTTTCAGGTGCGGCAATTGGTTTCTTTTTAAGATTAGCAAACAACACATTAAAGGGTGATAAACTTTCAACAGCAGTAGGCAAAGGTGTTAAAGGTGCGGCAATAGGTGCACTTGCAGGTGCGTTAGGCGATGCATTAGGAGATGCTGAAGCATCTGAAATGATCGATGGAGTCAGCACAGACGATGCCGCAGATGTTTCTGCATCAGTAGATTCAGAAGAAGTAAAAGCGGCCATGGATGCAGATGTAGATGCAGACGGAGGTGGAGAAACACCTGTACTTCCTGACATTGATGAATACAAAACAGAATACATCAGAGGAATGTTGGACTCAGCAAAATTTGCCAAATACGATTTCACAGAAGAAATGATTCAAAAGATGGCTGACAATGTTGAGATAGACGGAACATATCCAGACGAGTTTAGAGCTAATTTTGGAGGCAGTATTATCAAAGGAAACATTTACCTTGATCCAGAAGAAGTTAAAGAGTTCGATGCATTTATGAAATCGCAACCTGGCAGTGACATGGAGAAATTTTTCAGCAAAGAAACTGACCAGTGGTTAAAAGATAATGTTGATGGTGCACAGGGTAGATTTGATGCGGCAGATGATGCCAGAGCGGCAAGACTAGATGCGATTGCAAAAGATAATGTTTTAGAACCAGATGAAGTTAAAGGAATGTCTGATGCTGATATCCAAGCTAGAATAAAAGAGATCAACAGCTCAACCAATCCAGTAACTGGTGGAAAGATTGATCCTGATGGTAACACCAAACTAGCAAGAGAATTGAGACAGCTTCAAAGAGAACTTGGTGATAGAGAAACAGATAACTTCTCAGGTGCAACATTAGATCCAACAGGACTAATTCAAGAATACACAGATTATCTAGACGATACTATGGTTGAAGGGCCAGTGCTTGACAAGATGAAAGCACTTGCAAAATCAGGTGCAGTAGCAGTTGGCAAAACAATGGACAAAGCAGGAGAAAAGGTTGCAGGTGGTATTAGTAAGGCCGCAGATGCAGTCAAAGGTGCAGGTAAACAGCTAGGTAACAAAATTACAAAAGAAAAATTAATGAAAACATGGACCAAGATGGGCAAACCAACTGACATGGGTTCAATAGCAAACATATTAAGTGATGCAGGATTATCAGATGAATCAATAGGCACAGTATCAGCCAACACAAAAATTCCTTTGAAACCTACAGCTAAACCAGATGCAGGTGAAGAAGATCCTAAAGCACCAACACCAGGCGGAGCAACTGCAAAGCCAGGTGAAGATCCAGCAAGTACAGATGCAACAGCTAAACCAGTTGATGCAAACAAAGATGGCAAAGACGACAAGACAGGCAAAGTTATACAGATGCCTGGAACAAAACCAGCAGACGGAGTTGATGCTCCTAAGAGTGGCATAGGCAAAGCAATAGGTGACAAACAACCTAAGGCTCCTGGAACAGCAGGTAAAACTGCAATAGGTAGCAAACAACCTAAGGCGCCAGGCACAGCAAAAAGTCAAAAAGCAACAGCAACGGGAATGGATGTTGATGTACCAGGACTAGCAGATCAAATTAAAAAAGCAGGTCTAGGTGATCAAATTAAAACACAATTAAGCCAACCAGCAAAAGCAGGCGGAAGTGCAGGTAGCGGAAGTGATCTTGGATCAGGAATGCAAATTGATCTTCCTACATTAGCAAGTCAAATTAGTGATGCTGGATTACAAAACGCCGTTAAGGCACAACTTACACAAAAACAAACAGCCTAAAAGAAAGGCATACTTGTCTTTTTAGCAGTTTCTAGATTTTCTTTAACAAGTTTAGCGAATATCTCTCTATCTTCAGGACCAACGGCATACATCTCGTCAAGGGTCACACCCCCACGCATATACCAGCAAAGTCTTGCAAGTTCTAGCTTGAAGTTTTTTGTCTCGTTGTCTAGATTTTCGACCTCTTTTAGGATCTCTTCGAGAGACTTACTTAAGATCCTTACGCGAAAAAATTTGATTGATCAAACGTAATTGGAACTTCAAATGTCTCAGGTGCACCAGCTTCACGCTCTTCAGCTGTGGTTTCTATCACAAAAGGTTTTGTATCAAACTTTTCTTTTTGTGCTGACAAGTGATCAACAACATCAGTAAAGAATTTTTTATCACCATTGGCAATAAATTCTGCTATGTGGTCTTTGTCCACTACCACAGTATCTTCAACCTGTATCTGTACAATTGAACTAGATACCATGTCAATGGTAATGTTTGTTAACTTGTTGAAAGAAGCCGCAAACTTTTCTAGTTTTTCTGAGTCTGGTATTGATTGATCACTAACAACTTGATTGATTCTTTGTTCTTCAAACGTCTTGATAGCAGTTCTTGTAAACTCTCTATATGTTTGAGGCTTCAAAGTCATCTTCATGTCGCCAGTTTTTAACGTTGAATCATACTGAACATTCTGATACTTGTCTAAAAGCATTCTTAGATCAAGATCAAAAGCTCTATCAGTACCAGCTTCTGGCACCTTAGTTGTGATTTCAAGTTTTTCACCATATGTTGCTATTCTGATGGCAATTAACAAAGCATCTACATCAATGGTTGGCATATTCCAAGCATCTTTGATATTTGGAACACAGCTCTGTACAACAGTAACAACTGATTGTCCATTCAACAACGCATCTGGTGTTTTGAATGCAAGTTCATCTTTGGCCGTCATAGCAAACACTGGATATTCATCGTTCTCCGTTTTTTCAAGAGCACCTTCCGGATACCAATTACCTTTACTTGGTAAGTTGATATATATTTTAGGTTGCCTGAAATATTTGTGTAACGGATTGGGTCCTGTTTGTTTTACATTAGGCATGATTTTCTCCGCATAAATAATAAAGTATTCATATGCAATATTTATGAGTTGGAGTTATATCGGGTTTTAATATATGGTTCAAGTTACTTATCAAGGCGGAGGAATGGACGGTGTTACGTCAAATGCCGCTTCTGAGGCCACATTACAGCTACTTTTAAAGGCCATTTCTGGGCAGGGCGGTAATACGGGTGGAGCTCAAGGTGCCTTTGATGGAGCCAATTCAAAGGGTTTGATTGGAGCACAAAAAGGACAAACCAAAGCACTCAAAACATCAACTGGTGCACAAGAAAGCTATACCAAACAGACAGGACTTGCCACAACAGCTCTTAAAAAGCTAGGGAGCATGGTGGGAAGAGTTGGTGGTATGCTCGTTGGTGGACTTTCCAACGTAGGTTCTACCATAGGATCATTAGGCAAAGAATTATTAATGGGCGGTAACAGGCTGAGTGATTTCTCACAACACGTTACAGGACTGATCAGTGTAATACCTTTAATTGGACCAATGCTTGGAGGTGCAGTACAATCACTGGTAAACTTTATAGACATGAGTATCGATTCATTCAGAAGTCTTAGTGATGCTGGTATTGACTTTGGTGGTGGATTGTTTGAAGTGCAAAAAATGGCCACACAAACATCATTTAGTCTTGAAACATTTGCTGGAGCATTATCAGATGGATCTAATAATCTTGCGGCATTGTTCGGAGGAGCAACAGCTGGTGCAAGAGCATTTACAAATTTAAGTAAAGAGTTACAACCTAACATTAAAAATTTAAACGCACTTGGTGTAACCAATGAACAGGTAGCAGAATTTACCAATGATTACTTAGAACTGCAAAAGATGAGAGGCGGAGTTGAAGGTAGAAATGCAAAACAATTAGCCGCAGGTACAAACAATTACATCATGCAGTTAGACAGGCTTTCAAAAATTACAGGTTTATCAAGAAAGCAGGCCGCTGAAGCATTGAGAGAACAAATGAACGACAAAAGAGTTCAGGCGTTGTTGGCGGCAGTTGATCCTGCTATCAAGGAAAACCTTGAAGGCACTTTTGTTGCACTAGGAAACGTAGGACCAGCATTCAAAGATGGAATCACTGAGTTGGTAGCAAGTGGTGGTGTACCGATGAGTGAAATGGGTGAAAGTATTGCGGCCATGATGCCTGAGGTTGTTCAAGCATCTAAAGACTTGGCATCAGGTGCTATAAGGCAAGATCAATTTACAGACATCTTGCGAGAAAGTCAGAAAAAAGCACAGCAAAGATTAGCGGCAGAAGGTAAGAACATTGCCACACAAAAAACAATGGGTGTTACACTATTTGATTCAATCTTGGATTTAGCAAAGGCAGGAAACATAGCTGGTAAAGATGCAGACGCAAGACAAGAACAAGTTGATGCTATGGCAAACATACAAAAAAAGCTGTTAAACTTTGAAGAAGCAATACAAAAAATAAGAAACAAAATTTTTAATCAATTACTAGACAGTGGCTTATTTGACAAGTTTGCAGATCTTATGGGTAAACTACAAACAAAATTTACAGCATTCATGGACAGCAAAGGCCTAGACTTAATTGAGGAATACATTGGAAAGTTTAACAAATATCTAAATGGATTTATAGACGACCTTGGCAAATTAAAATTTAATGAACTTGTTGACAAATACATATTTGCTCCTATCAAGGCCGCATTGTTTGGAACACCTGGAACACCAGCAGAAAAAGATAAAAGAGGAAGAACAACAAAAGAAGGCACGGAAGGTACAGGTGGATTGTTATCACCAATTATTGATGCGTTCAAAGGATTTGCCAAATACCTTGTTATAGGTGGAGTTGGACTTGCAGTAATATTAGGCGGAATATCATTAGCTCTTGGGGCATTGGCAGGACCAGCCGCGGCGGCGTCACCAGGATTATTAGCAATAGGTGCCGCGTTTGCAGGAATAGGTGTTGCGGCAGGTGGTATATCCATGCTTATCAATGCCATAACAAATGCAGTAGGCAATCTAGCCGATGGTGCCAAAAAGTTTGAAGAACTTGATGCTGATCAATTAAAATTAGTAGGCGGCGGACTAAAAGAACTTACAGGTCCAATCATGGATCTTGCTAAAGGTGGAATTGTTGCAAACTTTGTTGGTTCAGGTGCTTTTGAAAATCTTGCAAATGGTATTAGAGAATTTGAAAATGTGGATCCAACCAAACTACACGCAGTTGGACCTGCATTAGTAAGTTTACACAAAGGCATGAGTGCGTTCACAGGCGACGGTGTGCTTGACAGTATTGGTAAAGCATTAGGAAGTTTATTTGGAGGCAGTTCAGGTAGCATATCAGATCTTGCAGACGATGTAAAAGAATTTGCTGATGTTGATGCACAAGGATTAAAAGCAATTGGTGAAGGTTTACAAGGTATTGCAAACTTTATCGAGTCAATGGACGGAGCCAATTTACGAAACGTTTCAAAATCTCTTACAGAGTTAACAAAACAATTAGGCGAGTATCAAGCTCAGTATAGTAAATTGGATTCTGAAGCCAAAGCAAATCTCGTAAGCAACTTTACAAGTTTTGGAGAAGGCCAGAAGGGTGCCGCAGACAAGCTAGATCAGTTAAATACTAGTGTTAATCAAATGTTGGCAGTACTTAGAAGCCTAGCAAGTACATCAAGAGATACTGCTGATAGTTTGGCATAGGGAAAATAAATGAGTTGGAAAAGATATTTCAATCCGGTAAAAACAGAAGATGGTGGGTCTGGCAATTACAGTCCTTTAGGAGGCACTGGAAGTTCAGGCATGGGTCCAGCCCAAGCAAACTATTCATCTTATCTACCAGATGTATATGTAGGTAGTCCTAATCGTGTTGAACGTTATGGTCAATACAACACAATGGACTTGGACTCAGAGGTTAATGCCGCACTTGATATTTTAGCAGAATTTACAACACAAAAAAACAAAGGTAACAACACGCCTTTTATTATTGATTTCAAACAAAAAGCAACAAATTCTGAAGTACAGACACTTAAATTATATTTGCAACAATGGTGCAAGATACAAAACTTTGAAACTAAAATGTTTCGTATCATGCGTAACATTTTTAAATATGGTGATGCTTTCTTTATTAGAGATCCTGAAACTAAAAGATGGTTCTACATTGATCCAGCAAACGTATCACGTATAATTGTAAATGAATCACAAGGCAAAAAGCCAGAGCAATACATTGTAAGAAACATGAACTTAAACTTCAAAGATGCAGTTGCAACAACTCCACATCAGACAACGGGTAACGTTACAGGTGGTGGTAGTGGTTATATGCAAGGCGGTGTACGTGGTTATGTTGGTGCTCCTAATCAAGGATTATCAGGAGGCAGATTTCAAAAAGACGTGCAGGAAATTGCCGTTGATGCAGAGAACGTTGTGCATCTAAGTTTATCAGAAGGATTAGATAATAACTTTCCTTTCGGTAACAGTTTATTAGAATCAATATTTAAAGTATACAAACAAAAAGAATTATTAGAAGACGCAATTATAATATACAGAGTGCAAAGAGCTCCGGAACGTAGAGTATTTTACGTTGACGTTGGTAATATGCCATCACACTTGGCAATGCAATTTGTTGAACGTGTAAAAACAGACATTCACCAAAGACGTATTCCTAGTTCAACAGGTGGCGGAAACAATGTAATTGATAGTGCATACAATCCATTGTCAATTAACGAAGACTACTTCTTTCCGCAAACAGCAGAAGGACGTGGTTCTAAAGTTGAAACACTACCAGGAGGAACTAATTTAGGAGAGATTGATGATCTTAAATACTTTACAAATAAACTGGTTAGAGGTTTGCGTATTCCAAGCTCTTATCTACCAACAGGCCCAGATGATGGAGCAACACAGTTCCAAGATGGTAGGGTTGGCACAGCATACATACAAGAATTAAGATTCAATACATATTGTGAAAGATTACAAAATTTAGTTGTTGAAGAAGTTAATCAAGAATTTAAACGTTACATGATTGAAAAAGGAATCAACATAGATACTGCTATGTTTGATTTAAGATTCCAAACACCACAGAACTTTGCCGCATATAGACAAAGTGAAATTGATAATGCAAGAGTTCCAACTTATACACAAATGAGTGCAATACCTTACATATCAAATAGGTTTGCTTTAAAACGTTTCTTAGGCTTGACTGAAGAAGAAATAGCTGATAACGAAAGACAATGGCGTGAGGAGAATGATGAAAACATTACTCCACCACCAACAGATGCCGCAGGAGAATTACGTGGCGGAGGAGTAAGTGCCGCAGGTATTGGTGCTGACTTAGGTGGCGCAGGAGCAGGCGAAGACGTTGCAACAGGTGATGAACCTGCACCAGTAGATGGCGGAGCGGCAACACCACCAGACACAGCAACAGGCGGAGCACCAGGAGGGGCTGGCGGCGGAACACCTCCGGCAGTATAAATAGTATTATGCAGTTACGTGAACTATTTTATTTTGACAAAGAAACACTTGAACCAGGTGAGCAGAAGGGTTATGATCCTTCCTATGACCAATCTATTGTCACAAAAGATGATACACGCAAAACTAGATTAACATTACGCCAAATCAATAAAATTCGTAAAGCATCAGAGCTACATAAAGAAGAGCAGGAGAAAGAATTGCACTTTGTTCGTCAAATGTACGGACTAGCGGCTAACGCCGAACCGGCATAAACGCTTTACGGAGAATCTAAATGACCACAGCCTTTGTAATAGGTAATGGCAAATCAAGACAACACTTAGACTTAAACACACTTAGACCACACGGCAAGATATATGCCTGTAACGCAGTTTACAGAACGTTTGAACCAGACTATCTTGTTGCAGTTGACACAAAGATGGTTAGTGAGATTGATAGACATAAGTGGCAACACACTCACGAAGTGTGGACAAATCCAAACAAAATATTTGAAAAAATGCACAAACTTAACTTTTTTGAGGAATCGTTGGGTTGGAGCAGTGGACCAACTGCATTGTGGTTGGCAACATATGGAAAAGGACATGATAATGACCCTATATACATACTAGGATTTGACTTTGAGGGTGCAGGTGGACTTTTAAATAATATCTATGCAGATACTGAAAATTACAAAAAATCTTCAGACCCAGCTACATACCACGGTAATTGGGCCAGGCAAACTGCGATAGTAATTCAAAAAAATCCACAAAAGAGATATATACGTGTAGTAGTGAACTTGGAGGATTATTGTCCAGATAATTTACAGCAATTAGTCAACCTTGAACACATAAACATACATGATTTCAAGAATCGCTTACAAATTTTATAATCTTAATGTAAAACAGGCGATTTTTGGCGTATATCTACGCACTTTTCCTCTAAATGTGTAAATACAAGTGACAGCCTTACCATCTAAACCAACAGGAGAAGGAGAAAACAATGGCAAATCAATCTAAATTTGAAGCGATGCTAGAAAAGTTAATCGCAGAAGACAAAGCGGGAGCTGAAGAGCTATTTCACGAAATAGTTGTTGAGAAATCACGTTCAATATATGAAAATCTAATCGAAGACGATGTTAAAGACGTAGAAGTTGATGAAGCTTCTAAATCTGAAGACGAAAAAGTTGACGAAAAAGAAGCAAAAGCTGACGACGAAGCAGTTGACGAAGCATCAAAAGAAGATGCTGACGACAAAGTTGAAGAAAAAGCTGATGCAAAAGACGAAGACAAAGTTGAAGAAAAAGCAGAAGCTAAAGACGACGAAAAAGTTGAAGAAAAAGCAGATGCTGATGAAGACGTAAAAGAAGACTTCGAAGAAGTTATTACACCAGAAGGCGAAGATGACATGGGTGGCGATGCCGCTGATGATATGATCGCTGACATCGAAGATGATGGTGAAGATAAAGAAGACGACGATGACGACAAAGATATGGAAGACAGAGTTGTTGACTTAGAAGATGCTCTTGATGATCTTAAAGCTGAATTCGACTCTATGATGTCAGATAAAAAAGATGACGACATGGGTGACGAAGACAAAGGTGATGACATGGATGACATGGAAGCACCAGGAGATGATGAAGAGAAGGAAGAAGAAGCAATTGATATGATTGCTCCTGAAGCCGAGCTTGAGCAACCAGCATTTGAAAATGCAGACAAACCTGTTCAGTCTAGTGCAGAGTTAATGAGAGAGTATGTAACAAAAGTTGCAGAACCTTCAAAAAACGATGCGGCAGACAACAAGAAGTCTCCAGTAGCTGGTAAAAACGATATGGGCGGAGACGCTGGCAACATAGTCAAAGGTGGCGAAGAAGCTGGTGGAAAAGCTGATGCACCAAAAGAGGACAGCATGGGTAACGTGAATGTTCCAGGTGGAAAAGCAAGTAAGTCTATGTCGAAAGACTCAAAAGGCCATGGTGCTGAGAAAAAAGGATCAGGCGAAGGCGCAGATAACAAGAAATCTGTTATTGCGTAACTGTTAAGGAGTTAAAGTGAATATAAACTTAACTGAAAGACTATCGTTCGACCAAGCTAAAATGGTCATCGAGACTACTGAAAACGATAAAGGGGGCAAAGACCTTTTTCTAAAAGGAATTTGTATCCAAGGTGGTGTGCGTAATGCAAACCAACGTGTATACCCTGTTACCGAGATTGGTAGAGCTGTCGAAACTCTCAATGACCAAATTACTGGTGGATATTCAGTTTTAGGTGAAGTTGATCACCCAGAAGGACTTAACATTAACTTAGACCGTGTAAGCCATATGATCACAGAAATGTGGATGGATGGACCAAACGGTTACGGTAAGTTAAAAGTATTACCTACGCCGATGGGCAACCTAGTTAAAACAATGCTGGAAAGCGGAGTCAAACTAGGTGTCTCATCACGTGGTAGTGGAAACGTCACAGAAGACGGTTCCGGACAAGTTAGTGATTACGAGATTATTACAGTCGACGTAGTTGCTCAACCCAGTGCTCCAGGTGCCTACCCAACACCAATTTACGAGCATTTATTAAATGCCCGTGGGGGGTATCAGGCACTTAGATTAGCACGTGAAGTTCAAGGCGACGCGAAGGCACAAAACTATTTGAAGGAATCTTTAATTAATATAATTAAAGGCCTCCAGTAATAAGGAGAAAACATTATGTTGGAAGCACTGAAATCACTCTTTGAAAACAACGCAATTTCTGAAGAGATCAGAGCCGACATCCAAAAAGCATGGGACAGCCAGATTGCTGAAAACAAACTGAATGTCACAGCTGAACTTCGCGAAGAGTTCGCACGTAAGTACGAACACGACAAAGCTACTATGGTTGAAGCAATCGACAAAATGGTAACTGAAAAGTTGGGCGAAGAAATTTCCGAGTTTGCAGAAGATAGAAAACAATTAGCAGAAGCAAGAGCCAAATATGCTGTTGCTATGCGTGAAAACGCAAATCTGTTAAAAGGTTTTGTATTTGAGCAACTTAAAAAGGAAGTGGGTGAGTTACACGAAGACCAAAAAGTTATGTCAAATAAATTTGGCAAACTAGAGGAATTTGTTGTAGAGGCTCTAGCTAAAGAAATAGCTGAGTTCCACGAAGATAAAAAAGACCTAGCAGAAACTAAAGTTAAACTTGTTAGAGAAGCTAAGGAACATCTTGCAAAAGTACGTAAGACTTTTGTTGAGAAAAGTGCAAAAATTGTATCCGAAGGAGTTAGTAAGAATCTTAACAAAGAAATTACACAACTCAAAGAAGATATTGATTCAGCACGTAGAAATGATTTTGGTCGCAAAATTTTCGAAACTTTCGCAGGAGAGTATGCTAATTCATACTTGAATGAAAAATCAGAAACAGCGAAGCTTATGAAAGTAGTTGAGTTGAAAGACAAAGCTATTGCAGATGCTAAAGCTGAAGCAGATGAAAGCAAGAAAATCGTCGAGAGTAAAGACGCAGAAATCAATAAGATTAATGATGCGGCTAAGAGAGAAAAAGTAATGCACGAACTTACTGGACCTTTGAGCAAGGACCAGCGTGAGATTATGGTAGACTTACTGGAAAACGTACAAACAGATGGATTACAAAAAGCATTTGACAAGTACATACCGGCAGTTATTGACGGGAAAACTCCAGCCAAGAAGAAGGCTACACTTACAGAGTCAGAGGCAAAAGCAATTACAGGCAATAAAGAATCACAAGTTAGTAGAGTAAGTCAAGAAACTAATGACAATATCATTAGTATTCAAAAACTTGCTGGATTGAAATAAGGAGAAAACAATGTCAGAACTACTAGAAAGTCGCTGGCAGGATACCAAAACTGCTCTTTTAGAAGGCCTAAATGGTAACAAAAAGGCTGTAATGGCAAGTACTCTAGAAAACACACGCAAGTGGTTGAATGAGACTGCAACAGCTGGTTCTACAAGCGCCGGTAATGTAGCAACTCTTAACAGAGTTATCCTACCAGTAATCAGAAGGGTTATGCCTACGGTTATCGCCAACGAAATAGTTGGTGTTCAACCTATGACAGGACCAGTGGGTCAAATCCACACATTAAGAGTTCGTTATGCAGATTCATCTGATGGTAACGAAGTTGGTGAAGAAGCTCTATCACCATTCAAGATCGCGGCGGCATACTCAGGTAATGCCACTGATGCAACTCCAAAAGGTCAAGCAACAGCTGGACTAGAAGGGGAAGCTGGAAAGAGATTATCTATCCAGATCTTAAAACAAACAGTCGAAGCAAAAACCAGAAAGCTATCAGCTAGATGGACTTTTGAAGCGG